CGGCGGCGCTCCTGATGGCATCATGGCTCTTCGGGGCGCGTGACACCGTGGACACCGCCAAGATCCCAGACGGGGCTATTGAGGGAATGCTGGACGATGGGGACGCGGTCAAGTTCGACCGGGACGTTCCGATCTCCCTTGAGGGCTTCGGGACGAAGTGGATGGCTCCGATCACGGGTTGGTTCAGGAAGCGCGTCCCTATCTCCCGCGCCGACTGGGAGCTGCTCATCAAGGCGGCCGCCGCTAGCGCCGGGGACGTGACCGATCACGAGCGCGAGAACGCCCTTCCTGACCTCCGCAAGCAGTCCCCGATCCTCGATTCGTTGTTACGCGGTGTTACACGAGGGCCGCAGGGCGCTATCTCCCGGGTGAAGCGGATCGTTGATACCACCTTCTTTGTGACCGCCATGAACCCCGCCCAGACGCGCATGGTGCAGGAACTGATCGCGCAGGTCATTGAAGAGCGCCCGACCAAGAGCGTGGTCGGCAAGCTCATCAAGACCATGAACCTCGGCGACTTCGTTACCACCGCCCAACTCATGACCGGGACGGGGCTAACGTCCTCCCGCCTTGAAACCGTCCTGCGGACGAACACGAACCGCGCCATGACCGAGGGCAGCGCCGAAGTCCTGCGGGATGAGCGGGTGCAGGCGTTCGTCCCGTTGGTGCAATTTAGCGCCACCAAGGACAATCGGACACGCCCAACACACCGCGCCTTTGACGGCTATGTGAACACAATGGCAGAGTTCGACCGCCTCGGAATCTCGCCGCCATTGGGCTTCAGCTGCCGTTGCAGCCTGATTCCCGTCCCTGCCGCCGAGGCTATGCGCGAGCGATGGACGCGCCCGAACGGGACGATAGACCCAGCCGCTATTGCCAAGCACAACGGAGCGCGTCAGCGGCTAGTTGACACGCGTCAAGTTCCTGACCCCGGTTTTGTAAACGCATAAATAAATCGCAATGGAGATCGCTACGATGCACGGCATGAGCAAGGGTACATTTCTTCGGCCGGATCAATTGAAGCGCGGAGTCGAGATTGAGCTGACGCAGCGCCCAGAATGGGGAACGGCATTCATCCGTGGCCGGGTTCAAGGAAAACCCCAATTATGGGATGTCTCAAAGAGCATGGACAAGCGCGGCAGATTCATTGACGAGGATGAGCTTCTACAACATTGGAGAACACCGAATATGAGCAACACACGCAAGGAAATTGCCGCCCGTCTTGGATTTGCTGCTGGCAACAGCGCGAAGACGGCGTTTGCAAATAACGACCCCGCGTTGGCTAAATTCCTTGTTAAGTACAAGAAAAACGAGAACAACAACTACCACAGCGAGAATGTTGTTTTGCTTGCCGAATTTGTTGGCTCGTCAAGCGAAATTGCTCACGCAAAGGACATCTTGCGAAAAGTTGAAGCGGCAGGGCATTTACCCCATGATCTTAAAGATGAGCAATACTCGCTTTATAAGAACCTAGCGGCGAAACTCAAATCCAAGTATCCCGACGCTAAGTTCTCCCGCTCCGGCGTGAAGGCGGCGTTTGCTGGCGATATTGAAACCAAATTGAGGTCTTTGATTTCACGGTTTGGATTCAAGCCGGACAATATCAGCGCGTCAAGCCGTTTCGGCGTTGCACACGTTGAGTTCATTGACCAAAAGGGCAAGGCAACTGAAATGGTTTCCAAACTCAAGGGAGCAATGAAGCAAATGGGCGTTCCGGAATCGGCAATCACAGCACGCGAGAATCAATATCCCGCAGATGAAGACGGCCCAGCGCAGCACATTGGGATTGTCACCATTGACTTTGGACAAATGAAGTCCTCCCGCCCCGGCGCAAAGACCCGCATGACCCGCGAGCAGACCGAGGAGCAGAAGGCAGGGCTGAAGATCATGTCCGCCGCTGACCCAGCCGTCGGCGCGAAGATCGCCAAGCTTATCAAAGAAGGCAAGCCACAAGACCAAGCGGTCGCAATCGCGCTCGACATGAAGCGCAGAGGAGAACTGTAAATGCCCGTAATCAACACCGCCCAAGAGAACTTCCGTAGGGCAACGGTCACGTCCGTCCCTGCAACCTACACCGCAGCGCAGGCGATTCTCCTGCAAGCCGCCCCGGCGAGTGCGACCGGAAGCGCCCTCCTGTGGGATATCAACACGGCATCGGTAAGCGGGACGAACCCTTCCCTGCTCTACGTCATGCCGTTCATGGTGTCGGCAACCAGCGCACAGACCGCCATCGGTATGCGGCTCCTCGGCTGGCGCAAGTACCTTGATACCGCTGGCACGCTTACGGGTGTCACCATTGCAGACACCGCAGGTAACTTCACCTGCAACGCGAACGTCCTTGTAGTCGGGCAGGCCGTGACCATTACCGGAACGCTCGGCGGAACGGGAACAATTACCGGGTACAGCAGCCCAACGACCTACCGCATCATTGCAACGAACGGCTCGACGACCTTCCAGCTCTCCGCGACACTCGGCGGCAGCGCCATCGTCACGACCGCAGGAACGCCAACGGGCTTGCAGTACACGCGCACGACTGGCACGGGCTTTTGGTATATGCCGACCGTCCTCGCAGACTTCACGCTGACATTCACAAGCGGAACCGTCCCAAACTACACGATGGACGGCGCTCTCAACACGCGCACCTTCTCGGGCATCACGCAGGTCGCGGGAACCCCTGCGGCCAACCTGTACTCGCCCGCTACGGCGGCAGGCGCAAACGTGGAACCCGCTTATGCGATGGTTGACATTGCCGGGGCTTCCTACGTCACCGCGCAATTCAAGTCGAGCGGCACGCCAGACATGGGAACCTTCTGGTCTAACCTGTAATGAATCGAGCCAACCGTCCAAGGATGTCAAGGATTAGCGGCTCGTCATACGCGAGCAAGCTGATGGGTCGCGCTGGTGACGGCTCGACGCTCAACCTTGATTTCACGGCGATGGGTGGGGTACTTGACCCGCGTATCACGTTTAGCCGCGCAGACGCTACGGCGCGGGCCACGTTCATCAATAGCCTTGGCTATGTGGAGACTGTGCCAGCCGGGCAACCACAAGCCCCTCGCTTCACTTTCTCAGAGACATCTATTGGCACGCCACGCGGGTTGCTCCTTGAAGCGCCAACGACAAATCATCAGTTGTCTTCAGAAGCATTTGCTACTAACCTTGGTTATACCGATGGAGATATTATTTCTCCTCGCACTACCGGAACTTCCCCATCAAACGGTACGGCGGTTGGATTCTATCCAACGGTAGCGGCCGGATATCACCGTTTGCAATATAGTGCTGGCGTTACATTGAGCGGAGCCGTCACTGTAAGTATGTGGTTTAAGCGGTTAAATAGCAATTACCGAGCAGGAATAAACGCAACCAGTTTCATGTCTGCTTCTGTGATTGTTGATTTGAATGGTTCTGGAAGCATCATTACGCTTGGTGGATCAGCAGCAAACAGAGCCGCAACGATTACGCGATATCAAAATGATTGGTATCGAGTTGCGCTGACGGGGACATTTGTAGCAGGCACGTCTATGTATTTCTTCATGGACTCAAGCATTTCTACAGATTCTGGTGGTGGGTCGTTTACTGGCGTAGCCAGTCAAGGAATGCTCATGTGGGGCGGGCAAATAGAGTTGGGATCGCAAGCTTCTTCGTACATTGCCACCACAAACATAGCCGTCACCCGCGCCGTAGACACCGCCATCATTGCTGCAGGGTCAAACTTCAGCTCGTGGTACACGGGCGGGACAACGGGGACGTTCGTGACCGAGTGGTGTCGTTGCAGTCCAACCACTACCCAACGCACCGTCATTGCAACGAGCGACGTTTCCAACCAACACCTTCACCAGTACATAGCAGCGACGACTTCGCGGCTTCGACTGGCTGACAAGGTTCCAGCGTTCATCGAAACCGCGAACGCGTCTGTAGACAATTCAATCAACAAGGGCGCGTTCTCGTACTCCGGATCGGTGCAAAGCCTGTGCCTCAATGGCGGCACGGTTGTGCCGGGGACTCTGACATTTACGACCGCGCCGACATGGCTAAGTATTGGCGGCCCGTCAACAAACGGGACAAGCATCACCGACACGGCGGTTGTTCTTAACAACGCCATTCGCAAGATCAAATACTTCCCAACGCGCTTGAGTGACGGTCAAATCCAAGGGCTAACCACCTAATGATCGACCTGAAGCCAACCACCGAGATGGCATCCAATGCTGCCCGTGGCCTTGAGCTGCGGGAAAAGCATGGTCGCGGTGGCACGGAAATCGGCGTAGCGCGTGCGCGTGACATCAAGAACCGGGCGAACCTGTCACCCGAAACCGTGCGCCGCATGGTGTCCTACTTCGCTCGGCACGAGGTTGACAAGCAGGGCGAGGGCTGGGGCAAGGACTCCGCCGGGTATATCGCTTGGCTCCTGTGGGGCGGCGATGCTGGGAAGGCTTGGGCAGAGCGCAAAGACAAAGAACTCGACCGCAAAGAGGAGAAGACCGTGAACGCAAAGACATCTCACACAGTCGCCGAAGATGGCGACAAGGTCATGATTGAGCGCGTCGAACTGTTCATGGCGTTCGACCCATCCATCGACGACGGCGAGGCTGACCCAGAACTCAAGCGGTTCAACAACAAGCGCCTCAAGGACATCGTCGCTAGTACGCGCAAGCACATGGCTCGCGGCTCGTTCCCTCGCCTCGTCATCATGCACGAGAAGGACGGCAAGGAACCAAAGTCCGCTGTTGGTCGATTCCCCACAATTTCCTACGAAGAACGCGATGGAATTGGGTACATTGTGGGCGACATGGAAGTCAACCGCAGCATCTTCGACGCATATATCGCTACTAACGCGTTTCCGCGTCGGTCGGCTGAGATCTGGTCAGGCTCAAACCACCTATCCGAAGTGGCGTTGCTCGGGCGTGAAACCCCGCGCCGCCCTCTCCCAGACACCCATTTCACCCGCAAGGGCGAGAAAATCACCTGTTCAAAGTCCAACCATGACCTCGTCGGGGTCGGCGGTGGACTCAATACCTTTGTCCCGACGACTACCAAGGAGGAGGCCAGCATGGCATCCAGCGACGATATGCGCGAGGAGTTGGAGGCCATGAAGTGCGCCATCTCCGAACTCTCGGACATGATGAAGAAGAAGTTCGCAGACGACTCGGACGATAAGGACGAGATGGCTGCGGACGACGATGAGATGAAGGACGAGATGGCCGAGGAAGACGGCCAAGTCCACATCGACATCGAGAGCCATGACGTTGAGGCAGGCGAAGAAGACGAAATGGAAGACGAATCCGTCATTGCCAGCCGTCGTTCGACCTACGCTCTTCGTTCGGAAAACGCTCGCCTCAAGTC